AAATAGTTCTTGACTACCATCACAGGATGTGAGATACTACAATCATCGGAAATCAGAAAGGTTACACAATGACTATGACAGCTAAAGAATTCTTCAAGAAGCTTGCAAAGAAAAACACCATTTTCTCTTGCGTGACCACACGTAAGAACGACAAAAAAGTTAATGGTGTTGTTGTTTCAAAGAAGGGTGAAGAGATTTCTTCAACGTATCGTCTGAACGTACCAGCCACCAAGAAATGGGCTGCTGATCGTTTGGCACCGGGTGTGCGTAAGGCATCAGATAATGCCAATAACGTCATCACTGCATACGATATGACGAAGGTGGATGCTAATGGTGAGCACGGTGCATTCCGTCGCATTAACCTAGCAGGTATCAAACGAATAAAAACCGGCGGTGAAGTGTTCACTGTTGAAGTTGAAGAAGATGGTGAATTGGTGATGGTAAAATCATCCTAATCTAATTCACTGGCAGTATCCACCATCGTTGATGATTGTCGGTTGATCCTGATACTGCCAGTGAACTTTTTCTCATGACCATGGGTGTCCTTTGTGGCACCCGTGAACAATTAATGGATGAGTTCGAATGAAAAATATTGAGATAGGTGACGTACTTGAGAATGGACTAGATATAAGATCCAAGTGGATTGTCTATCTCAAAGTTGACAACGAGGTGCATTTGGTGTTAAGTTCTAAATTACAGCAACGATTGATCATAACAAGTATGAATGGTTGGTCGTTGGTCAAAGCAGCAGCAACAAGATGAGTGTTTTATAAGCGACTGTCCTTGCATGAGCGATCATGCAGAATCTTTCCTTTCATTCCGATGTGGGGCAGTCGCATATCAAGTATTTACCAATGGAGACAGAAATGCTATACACAGTAAATAGAATAGACTCAAATGCGAGTGGTGTAGCACACACGATTGTGTTTCGAACATATGATCTTAATGTTGCGAAACGTGTATATCGATCATATCGAGCTGTGAATAACGCCATCATCGAAGCAAGCAATTATGACAATGTGCAAGAATATTGCATTATGGATAAAGTAGGAAATAAAATCAAATGAACGAATGCAGAGAAATTTCTTATGGCAAAGAAAAACTGTACTATAGTACCATATTTACTGTCTGCGCGTTTATCGTCGTGGCCGTGGCGGACTGTTATTATTACGTGCCGAAAGAAGAAGTTCACATAACAAGAGGATTAGTGAAATGATTAAGAGTCTATTGATTGCCATCCTAGCAACAGTTGGGATGGTTGGCGTGGTATCAGCCGAACCAGTTATCGTCAAGAAAAACGTTACTTGTATGGCAATGCCTGAATTCATGCAGAAAGTGTTTCTTCCTGGTGGATTTATGCCACAATCGGAGAACGTATTCAAGAAAGATAAAGATGGTGCGCCCATCGCATCATATGATGTTCTTCGATCATTGGAAAACAAATCCATTTTGATCGTAGAAGTTACACGCATCGAAGACAATTTCGTCGTTTGTATTCTCGCTGGTTGGAAGTACCAAGATGAGAAGAAAACCGATTTTCTAGTAAAGTAGGAATGACATGAATTATTTTCTTGGGTGTGTTATCTTCGTATGCGTCAGCACTCTTGTGACGATCGCATACGTTGCACCACTTGAACTAGCACCACAAGAATGTGCAGATGAAAGTGGATGGATAACAAAACTAAATGATGTTTGTATCAAACCACCGAGCATCATGGACTACTAAGCCACACGACCACCACGAGCAGCTTTGAACTGATCTGCATCAACGATGTTGTGATGTTTGGCATGGATAGCCATCATGGCTTCCTTACCGCTCTTGGTTTTTCGATTGGTAAAAACATTAGCAATCTTCTGTTTGTCGTGAGCACTTAGTTTACCAACAGCATCGTAGTATTGTTGAAACTGATCCGTGCCATAATGTTTCTCAAGATTCGCAACGTGTGCTGAGTGATCAACCTCTTCTTGATTCTCACTCAACCATGCCGCATACTCGTTCGTTAGGTTATTGCTCATTTGTAGTATTCACCTTACCATTGAATTTCTTTGTAATAGCATGATAATCGCCCACCCGTCCTTCGTATCCATTCGGAAATCTGGACGCAAGCAATCGGTTCTTTGCAACTTTCGTGACATTGACCATATTGGATTGGTTGCCACCGAGAATGTGATAGTATTTTGCATCCTCTGATATGTACATTCCAACATGACCAGACCATCCAGATTTCTTACCGCGCCAGAATACCATCACAGCACCATATCGTGGCGTAGTTTCGAAACCAAAGTTACGCCAGTTGCGAGCACCAAGTGGATTTTTGAACTTCACTTTGATGCCATTGTTATCGAAGATGTGCGCAATAAACAGTCCGCACCATGGAGTATCATCGTTTGTATAAACATTTTTCACAAAACCACCGAGCTGCTTTGCCCAATTCATGATGACACTATTGGATCGTTTGCCGGAAATTTCTTTGGTTCCCATCAAACGTTTTGCAGTAGCCATCCAAGGTAATTCTTTACCAGCTTTGACTTCTTCATCAATTACAGCTTCGTCGATGTCCTGTGGAATGACAATCGATTCATTGACACGATCTTTGGCTCGTTTAAGACCACCAAAAATGGTACTGACGATACTCATAAGAAGCTTGAACAACGTAAGCAACATGCCTTGCGCAGAATCACCAACATCTTCCTGTAGCGTATCAGACGGTTTCACGTGTTCGACTTCACCAGCTTCGTATTCACCGACCAATTCGAGAACATCACGCAGTTCGTCTTTATAGCGATTGTTGACCAATGATTGTTTGATTTCGCAGGATAGAGAACGCAATCCATTGACATAATCCACACGCTCACGATACAGAGCCTTGATCTGGTCAGATGGATGGCTTGGTAAACCTTCAGAATGGGCCGCAGAGACGATTTTCTTTGCTCCACCATGTTGCACACTCATAGAGAACAAAGCCTCTTGTATGCCTCTGTCTGTGACATCAAAGCCTAGTTTGGCTGCATGGTCGCGCACAGGGATGTAGTGAGTGGTTGCATAGAATGCTTTCTGTGCATAACCAAATCCATCTGGATCTGCATAGGCAACTTGTTTGTATTTCGAGTTGAACCATTTTGTTCCTGGTTTGAGTGAACCAAATTTTGATTTGTAAGGTTTACCCCACGAAGAACGTAGAAAAGCGCCCATGGAATATGCACCGGATAGTTGATGGACACCATAGCTATCGCCACCAGGATCACCCCATGCAGATCCATTGCTAACAAACGCAACACCACGGCCACCCGATTCATATTTTGCTGATACTCTACCAAGATCTCTTGGAAATGACATGACTGACACCCTTCAAATTAGTTAATAGAGCTATTTAGGGCCGCTGACGATTTGACTATATAACAGAGCTGTGCTAGATTCAGCGATATTAACAGTATGACAGGAGAATGCGCACTATGCCACTATCACAAAAATTCCACAGTTACTACGAGGGCCGCGAACCTCAGTTCATGACATTGGATGCATATTTTGAATTGTGTGAAACTGACAAGATGGCCTATGCTTCCGCAGCCGAGCGTATGGTTGAGGCTATTGGTGAACCCCAATTGGTGGACACAAACAAAGATCCTCGCCAGTCACGTATTTTTAGCAATCGCACACTTCGCGTGTATCCAGCGTTCAAAGAATTTCATGGCATGGAAGACACCATCGAATCGATCGTTGGTTATTTCAAACACGCCGCACAAGGATTGGAAGAACGTAAACAGATCCTCTATTTGCTTGGTCCGGTTGGTGGTGGTAAATCCTCACTGGCAGAAACACTCAAAGAGCTGATGGAGAAAATGCCAATCTATTGTTTGGCAACAGCAGATGGCGACATCTCACCACTGTACGAATCTCCACTAGGACTGTTTCAAAACAAAGAGCATCAAAGGGATCTTTCCAAAGATCACAATATCGACATGCGATATTTTGGTCAGATCATGTCACCATGGGCAATTAAGCGTCTCAAAGAGTTCAAGTACGACATCAATCAATTTCGTGTTGTCAAAATTAATCCATCACGTTTGGAACAAATTGGCATCATGAAGACTGAACCGGGCGATGAAAACAATCAAGACATTTCTTCGTTGGTCGGTAAGGTTGATATTCGTCAACTCGAACACTTTAGTCAGCATGACGCAGACGCTTATTCTTATTCAGGTGGCCTCAATCGTACGTCACAAGGCATGCTTGAATTTGTTGAGATGTTCAAAGCACCGATCAAGGTTCTGTATCCATTGCTCACTGCAACACAGGAAGGCAATTACACAGGCACAGAAGCAATCTCTGCTATGCCATTTTCTGGCATCATCTTGGCTCACTCTAACCAATCAGAATGGACATCATTCAAGAACAACAAGAACAACGAAGCGTTCTTGGATCGTATTTGTGTGATCAAAGTTCCGTACTGTTTGCGTCGTACTGAAGAAGTCAAGATCTATGAGAAAATGATCGAGTCATCCGGCCTAATCGATGCACCATGCGCACCACGTACATTGCGTATGTTGTCTGAGTTCTCTGTCCTGACTCGACTTAAGGAACATGAAAACTCAACACTCTATAGTAAAATGCGTGTGTATGATGGTGAGAATATTCGTGAGTCTGATCCAAAGGCCAAGACGATGCAAGAGTATCGTGATGTTGCTGGCCAAGAGGAAGGCATGGATGGCACATCAACTCGATTTGCGTATAAGATCCTGAGTAAGACGTTCAACTACTCTTCTGATGAAGTGGCGGCAGATCCTGTACACATGATGTTTGTGTTGGAACAAGCCATCAAGAAAGAACAGTTTCCAGAAGATGTGGAAACAAGATATCTCACCTTCATTAAGGAAGATCTTGCTGGTAAGTATGCAGAGTTTCTTGGTAACGAAATTCAGAAGTGCTACTTGGAATCGTATGATGAGTATGGTCAGAACTTGTTTATGCGGTATCTGTCGTATGCAGATGCATGGTTGCAGGATCAGGAGTTCAAAGATCCAGACACTGGACTACTGATGAATCGTTCGCTCTTGAACGAAGAACTAGAGAAGATGGAAAAGGCTGCTGGTAAATCAAATCCCAAGGATTTCCGAAACGAGGTTGTAAACTTCTGTCTTCGTGCAAAAGCTCGTACTGGTGAAGATGTTAAGTGGACATCATATTCTCTTCTGCGTGAAGTGATTGAGAAGCGCATCTTTAGTCAGATCGAGGATCTGCTACCTGTCATTTCGTTTGACGATAAAAAGTCAAAAGAGATGCAACGTAAGCATGATGATTTTGTTAATCGTATGTCCGTGCGTGGATATACACCCAAACAAATTCGTCGTCTAGTTGACTGGTATTGTCGCGTTCGCAAAGCTGGTTAATTGGGGATGGCGGGGGAGAAATCTCCCGCCACTGATCATGGCTAAAAAATACTACACGATCTACAGAACAACGAACACAATTACAAAGCAATTCTATGTGGGGATGCATGAGACAGATGATCCATATGACAACTACTTCGGAAGTGGTAAAAGAATTCGACTGGCAATTACGAAATATGGAAAGGATAAATTCAAGAAGCGCGTTCTACATATTTTCGATACTCGCAAAGAGATGGTTGCGAAAGAAAAAGAGATCGTTACTGAGAAATTTTGTCTGAGAGAAGACACGTATAACATCAATCCCGGTGGCGAAGGTGGTTTTGGACATATCAATGCGTCTGGTAAGAATGTTCATCAAAAAGGCATGGATAATTTACTACGCGGCAACAAGGAATTTATTCAAGAACGTGGTGATTGGGATTCATATATAAAGAAGCTATCGGCTGGCCGAACAGGTGACAAAAATCATCAGTATGGCACACGTTGGGTTACCAATGGCAAACGCACTATGAAAATACGTAACGGAGAATCACTTCCAGATGGTTTTGTGTACGGTATTAAGAGGAAAAAATGAATGACGCATATCGTTGATCGAAGACTCAATCCGCGCGATAAAGCATTGAAGAATAGAAAACGATTTATGGATTTGCATAAGAAGCAG